AATAGTGGAACTATTTGAGTTAGTTAACGCATCACTTAGCCCATTAATATCAGTAGCACCACCACCACCAGCAGCTTCCCAACCAGCCTCTCCGTTGGCATCAACTGTAAGTACGTAATCTTCAGTTGCAGTCGAGTCTTTAACAGTGAAATTAATACCGGGGATGCGTAACTTCGTTACGTTATTATCACCGAGTGTAACTTCGTTCGACGCTGAAGCTGAACTTGGCATTGCTTGGTAACCGAGCGACGTACAGTTGACTCCGGTCGTGGTTAAAATGCCAGATTCATACCCTAGACTGGTATTCTTTGAGCCGGTCGTGATATGTCGGCCAGAAAGACGCCCGATATTTGTGCATAGACTCGCTGTGGTTGCTGCAACTAATGATTGCTCGCCAACGCCCGTATTGCTACTGCCGGTACTTATTGCTGCGCCTGAATCCTTGCCGATTATGACGTTATATACACAGCCCGTATGCAACCACATTGCACGTCGGCCAATCGCGACATTTGACGCGGTGCTACCCGTTTGGTTTACGCCGTAACCTGCACTATGGCCGATAAACGTGTTGTCAAACGGGTCATTTCCTGCGCCATTGCCTTTTGTGCCACCACCGGCATCAGCGCCAATCGCTGTATTACGTCCGCCATCAAGGGCTGCGGTCGCTGCAGCGAGTGCGCCAGAGCCTATGCCGTAGGTGCTTGTCCCAAGTTTTTTGGCATCAGACAAACCATCAATATCAGATGCACCACCGCCAGCAGCAGCCTCCCACGTCATGCCGCCAGTATTGCCCGACCGGGCGGTCAAAATGTAGCCGTCGGACGGCGAGTTGCTCACCTTGAGGTTGTCTTCATCAACGACGTTGGATGCGATCACGGTCGCGCCGTCACCACTCGATGTGACCTCGCCGCTATGATTTGGGTGCGTATACGTGGTCGCAGCAGCCTGAAAAGTTGGCGCACTGCCGCTACCATTTGAGGTCAAAACCTGCCCACTTGTGCCAACAGCGGTGGCACCTATCGCAGAGGTCCCGTTGCCGAAGAGAACGCCATTCGCTGTCAGCGTCGATGCGCCCGTGCCACCGTCCGCGACTGCTAGGTCAGTGATGCCCGTAATGCTGCCGCCGTCAATGTTGACGCTCGATAACGCCACCGTGCCAGATACCACGTCCGCCGTGTGCGCGAGTACAGTGCGCAGCGCATCATTGATGTTCGACGGGACACAATTTTCATCAATGTCGATACCACCGATATCGGTGTTTGACGCGGCAGTCGCAGAATAATCGTTCCAATTATTTTTAGCCATTTGTTACCCTACCCAACCGAACGAACATTGATCTGCTGATCACCGGCATTCGTGGCGAGTTCAATTTTCTTCATTTCGATCTCAGCGTTCAGCTCTTGGATCTTGAGCTGCAGCTCGGCTTCCTGCTTCTCGCGCTTGAGCTGGATCTCGGCTTCCATCTTCATCCGGTCGGCTTCAATATTTGCCTGTACCTGCATCATTTCCGGCGTCATCTGCGGCTCTTGCGGCTGGTCTGCAGCCTGTTGCATCTGCGCGATCTGGTCGGCACTGATCGGTTTGAAGAACGCTTCGGGTCGATTGAACCCGGCGCTCTCGACGATTTTCGCCAACGTGTCGCGATATTGCTTCATATCGACCAGCGGATTGTTTGGCCCCAGCATCTGGAGGAGCTGTTCCTGCTTGTCGGCAATCACCGACAACGTGCGCATCTGGCCTTCTTTCATGCCGCCGCCGTAGCCGATATCTATCGAGGCATCGAACTTGTTCGACCACATCCGGGGGTCAAATTCCACGTAACGATCACGAATGCGCATGATGCGCTTGTCGGACTGGTAGCTGCTTACCAGCATCAAAACACATTTCGCCATGTGCTTAATGCCGGTCTCGGCAAACATCCGCGCGATCAGTTCAATTTTCTGCTGCGCGACATTCTGCATGGCAGACACCGCCGTCGCAGTGGTGTTCTGCAAACTCTCTGCATTCAGACCCATCGAGTTTTTGCTGACACCCGTGCGGCTCTCTCTCACGCCGTCGAGATAATCGAGCATCCCAATTGTCTTGGCAGCGTTAACGCCCTGCTGGTTCAGCTCACGGATCGCACCGGGCTGACGCACCCGCACAATGGAGCCGGGACGGTTGTTTAGCAGGTCGCCGATGTTCGTCTGTCCCTCGACCACCTCCAGCCGGGGGTTTGTGGTCATGTACAGGCCATCGAGCGTCTGGCGCATAATCGTCGACTTGATGAGCTGCAGATCCATCACCGTGTCCGCGACCGACAGGCCATAGAACTTGTGCGGTATCTGGATCGGACAAATGGTCGAGAATGGCACCGCCATGACTTCCTCGATGTCGAGGATCTCGTTACCACTGCCACCAACGGTGACTTTGTGGAGCGCCACGCGGCCATCGTCTTCCGGGTCAAACCGCATGTAACATTCGTGGATCAGAACCTTGCGCAGCATCGGGTCCGAGTGCGCATCGCCGCCCATGTCGTCGTCGCTGCCGTACCGCGCGTGATGCTCTTCAGATGATTGAAGGCTGGAATAGCTCGGCAGGTTTTCGACCTGATCCTCGTCAAAGCCCATGCCGATCAGCTCGTAAACCGTCTTCTCGACGCGGTGCGCGACAAACGTCGCATCATCTACCGTCCGCGCATCCTTACTGATCAGAAATTCTTCCGGCGGCACGTTAACAATCGTCACGCAGCCAGTCTCTGACGACCTGCGGCCACGCACGTCATGCGAGGTGCCAGTCATCATGCCCTCGATCAGCGCGTCGTCGTCTTCGTCGACATCGACCTCAGTCTCGACCGATTTTTCAGTGTGTTCGAGGATCTCAAAGTCGGGATCAGAGGCGATCAACGCATATTCGGCGTCGGTCAGGTCTTCGTACATCTCGTTGTCGTATTCTTCAACCGTCTCGTACATATGCTTGATGATGCCGACTTTCTGGATGAGCGCGTCTTTCATCCAGTTGTAGGCGATCTGCGTCCATTCATTATCTTGAGTGATGATGAAATTTACATAGTCGGTGGCCTGTCGCGCAGCCTCGATATCGCTTTCCTGACGCGCGTCAAAACGGACGATCTGGTCGGAGCTGCAGAACGTGCGCATGAGGGACGGTAAGATCCATTCAACCACGTCGTGTACATCAGAGGATATAACACTGCTTCGCCCTTCCTGTTCGTTGCCAAACGGCTCCGACAGGTAATATTCAAGCGCATCTTTACGCTCCTGCGTGACCTCAGAACCAATGTTGCCGATGGCGTCACTGATCTCGGCCCCAATCAGGGTGCTTACACGAATGTCATCCATCTAAATTACGTATCCTGTATCAACTTCGATAGGCCGCTGCGATGCCCAGCTTGTTGCACCGCGACCTTCATCGACGAACGTCAGAATGAACGCGTCTGCCAAGTCAGGAGACCGTGCGCGTTTTCTCAGCTCGTCTTTGCTTTCAACTTTAATTTTGCCGCTGCTGGTAAACGAGTAGCGCGGCATGGTCAGCTCCGAGATCAGCTCTTCGTCCTTGCAGATTTTGCAATCCATCTCGTCGAACCAGTCTTTTGCCTTCCACCACAACTCATCACGCAGCCGCATGAAACGCTGCTTTACCGCCGGGGTCTCAGACACGTTTACATCAACCGCCGGGTAACCCAGCTCCCGCAGCCGGTCAGCAACCGCCGCACCCAAGCCAATCGTGTCGACACAGATCGCCTCGGGGCGCAATGGCCCATACGTCGCGTCGTACTCGTCGACCACCATGCCGACCGTCACCATCAGGTCAGGCCGCTGCCATGATTTGATCGGCTCCAGCAAAGTGTTGCCGTGCCGCTTGGCTAGTGCGCATCTATCCTTGCCGGTGCGCGAGACATCCAAACCCCAGATAACAGCCCCGGTCGCCTCAACGTCCCGGTCGACCGCAGCCTCAACTTTCCAGAGCGCCATGACTGCATCGTCATCAGCCTCCGGAAAATCAGCAGCGACACGGACGCGGAACACGTTCGATTCAGCGCCGTATTTTATCTTCATGTCCTCGACAAACTCGTCGCTGACCTGTGAGCTGGACCAGCTCGGAACCTTCATCGTCTTCCAGCGGTGACGCATCTTCGTGTGCGTCTCGTAGAAATACCCCTCAGATCGCGTGGGGTTGCCGCACAGGATCGTTCGCGCATGTGGGGTGGACATCGACCCCTCCGCGACCTCAAAGACCACGTTGTCGATGCCTGACGCCTCGTCAATCACGAACAGAAGGTTCTCCGAGTGCAGCCCCTGCAGCGCCTCCGGGTTCTCCCGCCGGGAGACCTTCGCCACCGCAAAACTCTCATTCGCCGCCCCGCGCAACTCAATGCGATCCGACTTGATCTCCAGCAGGTCTTGGAACTGCTTCGGCAGACGCCGGTGCCATTTGCTAACCTCGGCCCAAAGCACGTCATAGAGCTGGGCAGAGGTGTTCGCAGTACAGGCAATCTTCGTCGGGTAGTGCGTCAAGAGCTGCCACAACGTGACCCAGCTCAGGAACGCCGTCTTGCCGATGCCGTGACCGGAACGAATGCTGATACGGTTATTCGTCTGCAGCGCCTCAAACGCCTCGCGCTGCCATTGCTCCGGGGTCGCATCCATCAGCTCTACGAAGGCAATGGGGTTCTCGCGCAGAAACGCCAGACCCTTGCCGAGATCGTTCAGCTCAGTCATGTGATACTGCGCCAGTCCTGTTTAGTTCAGTGTGAAAGCAGGGAGCTTTTTCTCTAGCACCCGTTTCTGTCGCCTGACATTGGTCAGGATCTTCTGGTTTCGTTTGATCGCGGCCTTGGCCTTCTTCAAACGATCTTCCGCCGCGCTTATGCGCCGGTCGACTTTCGCGACCTCGATCTTGATCAGGTCGGTTTCTGATTTCTCCGGCTTAGGCTTCGGAGCCATCGCGCCCTCATGGAAACCATGCTTCAGTGCGTAGTCAGTCAGATCACGCTCCAGCCTGAGCTGCGCATGATCGTGATACCGCTCTACCCAGTGCGAGAGCATGTGAATGATCTCAGGCCATCCGGTGTACAGGGAGCGTTTTCGGTTCGGGTTAACACTCCAGACACCGCTGCGGCACCAAGTAACACGGTTGCCGCTGGTGGCCTTAACGCGACCGGTAAACTTCCGGCCTGTCGCCGCGCGGTACAATCGCTTGAACCCGCGTATGGCTTCCTCGTCTGACTGCGGTATCTGCCATTCCGGGGAGATGCCTTGCCATTTGGTGTTTACCAGTCGGTGGTAGTCGTCCCGCGTGGGACGTTTGGTATAGTTCGTCATATCATTCTCCTTGTGGCTAAGGAGACTGACGCAGTATTCACAATGACAAAGAGCGCGTAAGCCTAACTCTGACTTACCCTCTATTATAGCAAATCAATTATTACAGCGGTAAACTTTGTAATTACAACAATACACTTTGTTACTATTGATTCGTCTTTGCCTTTTGTCTGTGCGTTTACTTGTTATTTGGGTTTTGCCTTTTTTCGAGGCGGTTTCGAAGTATCTGTGAAGACCTGATAGACCCAGTCGAAGTCGACAACGACGCTGGGCAGCGATTGACGCGCGGTCGGCTCCCAACCTGCAGCGATCCAATGCTCGGCAAGGTCAGGCCGCTGCAGCTCGACACAGGGGCGTCCATCGACCTCGATGTGTTCCCCGAAAAAAATTTTTCCGTTGTCGACGTAGCCGGGTTTTGAAATTTTGAAACGGCGGGGAGGTGTTGGGACTGTTACAGTCAACGCCACCCCTTGC